ACTTTAGAGTTGGTGACTTATTCAGAATTGAACAGGCAACTGGTGTTGCAACTCTTAACGCAGACGCTTTTGACCTTTCTGGTCTATCAGAATTACAACTTGGTTCTATTGGTGCAGAATTAGGTGCTACAATTAATGAATTTAGTACAGACGAAACTTTAGGTAACGATAGTAATACTGCCGTACCTACTGAAAGAGCTGTTTATGGTTTCTTAAATAGAGATAAAGCAGGTACAGGTGCTTGGGTACCGCCAACTGGTACAACAGCAGAAAGACCTACAGGTGGAAATTTATACACAGGTGCATTTAGATATAACGCTACATTAACAACTTGGGAAGGTTATAACGGAAGTGCTTGGACAGGTCTAGGTGGTGGTAATCCATGGCAGACATTTACTGCTGACGGTTCGACTGTTTTAACAGTTGCCTCAAACGATAGATATTTTGTAAACACAAATGGTAATGCAGCTACTGTTACTTTACCAGCGTCACCATTAGTTGGTGATTCCGTAACATTGGTTGATTTAGCAGGCGTATTTGGAACATATAATTTAACAATTGATAGAAACGGCAAACAAATACAAGACGCTGATGCTAACTTAGTATTAGATGTGAATAATACAGGTGTTACTTTAGTGTTTAGTGGAGATATTTATGGTTGGGTGTTGTTAAATAACTAATATAAATAAATAGAGATATAAAGAGAGAGAACAATGGCAAACTATAGCGATTTTAGAGATAAAAATACAAAATTTACCGGTACATCTGGTCAAAGATTGAGTATTGGTACTGAAGCTCAAAGAGTAAATGAGCAAGCTAGAATTAGGTTTAATACTGATTTAGGTTTGATGGAGTATTATGATGGTGCTATTTGGAAATCTATTGACGCTCCACCTTCAATTTCTGCTGTTTCACCTACAACAATTGCTACAGATGGTTCAACATTGTTTGATATTACAGTTACGGGTGAAAACTTTTCTACAGGCGCAATTGCAAAATTTGTAGGTGCTGACGGAACAGAATTTACATCAGCTTCAGTAACTAGAAATAGTGTAACTGAATTAGTTGTACAAACAACGGCAAATATGACTGTAGAAAAAGAACCTTATAATGTACAAGTTATAAATTCTTCAGGATTATCAGTTACATCAAATGACACAATAGACGCTGGTTCTGCTCCTGCTTTTTCAGCAGCTGCAGGTTCACTAGGCACTCTTAGTAATTATGCTAATGCTGGTAGTGATTTAACAAATCAAACTTTTGGTCCTAATGTTGACGCAGATAGTACAGTCATTTCTTATTCAATTACATCAGGTTCTTTACCATCTGGATTATCTTTAGGAACAGGTGCGAATAATGGTACTATTCAAGGTTCAGTATCAACTATTTCAGCAGATAGCACATCATCATTTACAATTCAAGCTTCAGACGGTGTGAACACATCTTCAAGAGCATATACAATCTCTCTACAAGGTCCACAATCTGAAAGTTTCACTTCAACAGGCGGTTCAACCTTTAGTGTACCTTCGGGAGTAACTAGTGTAGATGTATTAGTTGTTGCTGGCGGCGGTGCTGGTGGCGGTGCTAATGGTCAAACTGGTTCAGATGGTGGCGGAGGCGGTGGTGCCGGTGGATTAGTTTATGCTACGGGATATCCAGTTACTCCAGGTGGAACAGTTTCAGTTACAGTAGGTGCTGGCGGTGCGGCTCCAAACGGATATGGCGATACAAATGGTCAAGGCGGTGGTAATTCAGTATTTGGTTCACTAACTGCTAATGGCGGTGGTGTTGGTGTAAGAAACGGACAAACTGCTGGAAACGGTGGTTCAGGTGGTGCTGGTGGTTATGGTTCAAATGGTGGTGAAACAAATCAACCATCAAACGGTGGTCACCCAACAGGACTAGGTTACGGAAACAACGGTGGTAATCCAGGTGGTGCTCCAAACGCTTCACCATATTCAGGCGCTGGCGGCGGTGGTGCCGGTGGTGGCGGTGCTGACCGAAACGGTGGCGGTGCTGGTGCTGGCGGTGCAGGAAGAAGTTACACAATTGGCGATGGTTCAACACCACTCGCATATGCCGGCGGTGGCGGCGGAGGTGGCGGAGGTCCAGGAAGTTATTCTGGTGCTTCTGGTGGATCCGGTGGCGGAGGTCCAGGTGCTCCAACAACTGGTCACCCAACTAATGATGTAGGTCCTTCTTTAGGTGGTACAAGAGGTACTGCTAATAGAGGTGGCGGCGGTGGTGCCGGTGGAGGAGGACCAGGAGATAGTTCTCCAAATTCTGGTAGAGGTGGCGCAGGTGGTCCAGGTATCGTAATCGTAAGATACTAATTAATCAATAATTGTTGTTCAGGTAAATATAGATAATCTATTTCAGATTTTTCTAAACTGATAAGTGCGTCTTCTATTGTTTCGTTAATACAATCTCCTGATAAATTAAGAGATGTGTTAAATAAAACAGGAACACCTGTTAGTCTTCTAAAAGCTTCTATTAGATTGTAGTAGTGTATATTTTGTTCTTTTTTTAAGGTTTGAATTCTACAAGTTTTATCAACATGTGTGATTGCCGGCAACTTATCACTTTTTACATTGACAGCATACATCATAAAAGGACTTTCTTTTAGATTTTTCATATCAAAGTATTCGTCTTGGTATTCTTGTAATATAGTTCCAGCAAAAGGTCTATACCACTCTCTACCCTTTACTCTATTAACATAATCTTTACCATTCGGGTCAGTAGGGTCATATAATATACTTCTATTACCTAATGCTCTCGGTCCTGCCTCTGAACCACCTTGAAATATAGCAACTATTTTTCTATCTTTTATAAGTTTTGCTACATCATCATAAGAAACTTTTTTACCTTTTGGTAGATTGTATGTTCTTTTAGGTCCTAGATATAATGATTTTAATGGTCTTTTTGTCATATCTTTAGTGTGTGAATGATGAAGATATTTTGCAACACCAATTGATGTGCCTCCATCACCAGCTACTGGTTCAATGTAAATATCTAAATCATCTCTTAAATATTCGTAATTAGCAACACAGTTTAAAAAGAAACCACCAGATAATACTACTTTTTTTATACCTGTTTTTTCTACCATTTTATAGATATATTCTTTTACATGATGAGTTGTTTCTTTTTGTAATGCATATGCGAAGTCGGCTTGATGTTGAAAGTCTTTAAATTTGTAGTCTAAAACTTTTGTATGCAAATCGCCTGTAAATTTAAATAAATCTGTATTAATACGGCCATTAACATATATTGGTGGTATATCTTTATTAGGTTTGCCATAAGCAGACATACCCATAATTTTACCACCTTCTTGGTCAACCAAACCCATTGCTATACAAGTGGCTTCAAATGCTAATCCTTCACTAAAATGATTACTAATCTTTATATGGTCTTTTTCTATTACACCATTGGTATCAAAAGGCACAAATACCTCTTTGTCTATTTCTTGAATTTTATCAGGATAACTTGCAATGAATGTAGCACTTCTTTCTCTACCCATTGTGTCTGGTGTAAATCTTTCATCATCAACTTTATAATCAGACCCCATACCATCTCTAATTATACATAATGCTTCATCAAAACCACTATTATAAAATCCGTGAGCTGCATGAGTAAAATGATGTTTTAAAGATAAATCATAAGCTTGCCAACCATGATTGTTTATAGATTTTGAAAGATGTCCTACTTGATGATATAGTAGATTATTTTCTTCTTTTTTACTGATAGTAGATAAACCAACCTTGTCAACATGGTCAGTAAAATTTTTAATCTCATTTATTGAAAGAAAGGGATATTTGTCGTATTTGATATTTGATAATCTCTCATTTTCTAAATGAAAAACTATCTCACCATTATCTAACAATACTGTACTAGCGTTATGCCCTTTGTTCAATCCAACAATCTTCATTTCAAACCTTTATAAATAGTATGATAATTCTATAATATTATTTATATGACTAAAAGGAGTAAATAAATGAAATTGATACCTGATGAAGAAGTGGAAATGCATTTTGACTATGATAAAGTAAACAAACAGCATTTGGCTGCAGTAAAAGATGTTTTACAAATTATACAATCAAGGCCAGATGTGCCAACTTCTTTTATAGTAGAAGAAATTAAAGAAAGATATAAAATACAAGAAATACCAGAACAAGATTTAAAAAAATCTTTATGGTATCAATTGTCTGAAGAATTTGTACATAGTGGTATGCAACCAGTCGTTCACGGACATTCTATTAAAGTAAAAGATGGTCGTAAAGTAAAAGTACCAATAATATCAGTAAGTGCTGATTTAGATAAATTTAATGAATTTGCAACAAACTTGGTTTTGAAGATAAAAGGTGATATAAATGATAAAGATAAAAACTCTAAATAGTTTTTATATTCATTCTGAGTTTTCAAATCACAATTTACTAAAAAAAAATTTATTAGATAAGATTAATACTGCTTATGGTGGTAAAGTATCTTACGATAAAACGAGTGTTGATATTTACAGATGTGATTGGGATAAAAGGAATGATGATACTAGAGAATGGGTACAATATGTTGCTAAAGATTTAAGAGAACATTTTGTCAATTGTTTTTCAGAAGCTGGTTACAATGAGGTGTTTCTTGTAGATTTATGGTATCAACAATATAATAAAAACTCACAACACGGCTGGCATGTACACGGAAATAATTTTACAGGAGTTTATTATGTTGATTTGCCTAATAATGATTATAAAACAGAATATATAAATCCATTAGATAAAAATGATATAAAATTTTTTGACATTAAAGAAGGAGATTTAATTATATTTCCTAGTTATTTAATACACAGAGCTCCTATTGTAAAAAATGATATTGTAAAAACTATAATATCTTTTAACCTAGATGTAGGTTATCCAGACTAGAAAGGTGAATTGAAAATGGAACTACAAAACTCTTATTATTGGTTTGAAAGCGCTATAACACCTGAACAATGTAAAAGAATTATTGATTTAGGATTAAAAGGTATAGATGAAGCTAAAAAATCTGGAAAAAAGACAGAAGCAACTACTAAAGGACGAAATCATAAACAAGCTTTAACTGAACAAAGTAAAGATGTTAAACCTCAATCAGACAAAACAGTAGAAGAATTAAAAAAAGAAGAAGAACAATTAGATAATGTGTATATTAGAGATAGTGAGGTATCTTGGATAAATGACCAATGGTTATATGATTTAGTTTATCCTTATTTACATGAAGCTAATCGAAATGCAGGTTGGAATTATGATTTTGATTGTAGCGAACAATTCCAATTTACAAAATATGGGCTAAATCAGTTTTATGGATGGCATTGTGATGGTATAGGTGACCATTATAGTACATATAGAAGATTTATTCCAGGTGTACATAAACTAGATGAACACGGTAATTATCCAGATAGATGCACAGAAAACCATGAACTTGTAGGTAAGGTTAGAAAATTATCTATGACCTTAAATTTAAACGCACCAGGAGAATATGAAGGTGGTAATTTGAAGTTTGATTTTGGTCCTCATGCAATAGGTGATAGATTCCACGAATGTGTGGAAATTAGGCCTCAAGGTTCTATTATTGTTTTTCCGTCATTCACTTATCATCAAGTTACACCTGTTACAAAAGGAACACGATATTCTCTAGTATTGTGGTCAGTAGGACCTCCATTTAAATAATATAAATATTAATAAGGAATATAATATGAAACAATATACAATTGACGATATAGAAAACTACGACCAATTATCCGAAGAACAAAAAACAAAAGCCGCAGAAATGATAAACGATATACCTACACAAGAGGGGTATTTAACACCAGCTGCTAAATTTTTTAAAGAAAATCATTGGGTTAAAATTGAAAATGTTATTGATAAAAAAGTTGCAGATTTTTTATACGAATATGTAAAATTAGAAGCTTATAGATTGAGCATAATAGAACATGTCATAGATATAAAAGACCCTGGTTATGATGAATCCGTATGGGGACATTTCCACGACCCCCAAGCTCCTGGAGATTTTAGTAGATATGGTGATTTAACTTTTGATACTATATTGGCTGGTATAAATTCTCAAATGGAAGAATGTACAGGATTAAAATTATCACCAACATATTCTTATCACAGACTTTACACAAATGGTACTGAATTAAAAAGACATAGAGATAGACCTAGTTGTGAAATTTCAGCAACAATGTGTATTGGATATAATACTTTTAATTTACAAGACAAAAAACCTGATTATAATTGGCCAATGTTTGTTAAAAATGATAATGAAGAGGCAAGTGTAAATTTAAATCCTGGAGATATTCTTATCTATAAAGGTTGTCAATTAGAACACTGGAGAGAACCATATGAGGGTATAAACCAAGCACAGGCGTTTTTTCACTTTAACGAAAGGCAAGGAAAATATGATATTCTTTTTGATTGTCGACCGGCATTAGGATTAACTCAACATTTTAGAAACGAAGAAGAATTGCTGAAACATAAGGGTAAATAATGGAAGTTAAACAAGATTGGAAAATTAATATTGTTAATAATAATGACAGGTACCCTTATGTAATAATAGATAATTGGTATACAAAGTCTGAAGAAAAAGCTGTATGGAAAGAGTTAGAATTTTATAATAGTTTACCTAACCATATTATTGATAGAGCCGAAAATACGGCCGTGGCAAAAAATCAAGGCAAAGCTTTAGGTAAATCTTATCGTTGGTACCTTGATTTTTTATACACGCAAGATGGTAGATATCAGTCGGCAATATTAAATTGTTTATATAAAGCTACATCTCCTGAATTATTATTGAGCACAAAAGATTTTGACCCATATCATAATATGATTAAATCTTCTACAGATATAGCTTCATTGATTTCTTATTATGAAAATAATGATTATTATGATGAACACTTTGACACATATCATTGGACATTATTAATATGGTATTTTAAAAAACCTAAAAAATTTGAAGGCGGTAACTTTATACTTACTGGTCCTGAAGATGAAATCGAGTGTAAACATAATAGAGCTATATTATTTCCGTGTTCTTATAATCACAAAATCACACCTGTAACAATGAACAATGATGATGATGAAAAAAATGGTCGATATACAATTACACATTTTTATTATCACGACATAAAAGGTGGCAGACAGTTTGGTCAAAATCTATGAAAACAATGACACTCAATAATTTTTTTAGTAATCCTGATGAGGTTAGAAATTTAGCATTATCTTTGAATTATAGAAATAGAAATGAAGATGAAAACTTTGAGGGTGTTAGAAGCCCTTTAATTAAAAATGTAGATATTGATTTACATAATAATACATGTTATAAGATTTTTTCTGAGTATTATGGAAAACAACCTTCATCATATAATGCAGAATTATTTTTTCATCAAACAAGAGATTTTGATAAAAAAGATACTCAATGGCTAAACAATAAGGTTCATTCAGATGATGGATTAATTGCTGGGATTATCTATTTAAATCCAAATGCACCTGTTGAATGTGGTACTCAAACTTATTTACAAATAGAGGATAAATATATACCAGATATAAAAATGGGCAATGTGTATAATAGGTTAATTGTTTATCCTGCAAATTACTGGCATTCAGCAATAGAATTATTTGGTGATAATAATGACAATCGTTTAGTTATGTTGTTTTTTTTATATGAGATAGGATTTTAATATGCAAAATTTACAAGAAAAACAAAATTTACAAGATTTCAATAATATAAAAAATTTAAAAGAATATGATATACCTTATTCATCTTTTGTGGGTGGTTGGTTTATTGATGAAAGTATATGTGATGAGTTAGTAGAGTTTTTTAATTTAAATAGGGAACTTGCCACACCAGGTAAAACATTTGAAAAAGATAAACCAAAAGCAAATAATGATGTTAAAGAAAGTCTTGATTTAAATTTTAATACAATTAATCCTATACCTAATATACTTAACAATTACTTAGACAATCTACAAGAAACATTACTTTTATACTTAAAAAGATACAGACATTCAAATTGTGTTGAACGATTTGATGCTCAAAGATTTAATATTCAATGGTATAAACCAGGTGGTGGATTTAAAAAATGGCATTGTGAACGCACAGGCAAACACGATAGTGATAGACACTTGGTTTTTATGACATATTTAAATGATGTACCTGAAGGAGGCACCGAGTTTTTATATCAAGATTTAAAGTTACCTGCTAAAAAAGGTTTAACTGTATTGTGGCCATCTGATTGGACACATACTCACAAAGGTGTTATATCAAAAGAACATGAAAAATATATTATTACAGGATGGTATAATTACATATGATTAGAGATATATTTTCAGTAGGCATTTCTATATTTGAATTAACAAATTTAAATAATAATGAAATTACCGAATACGCTAAGACAAAATCAGAGAAAAATCAAACTTATGTTTCATCAAACGGACATAAGAATGTAGGAAAAGAAAATAAAGATATACTATCTAATGTTATATTTAAAAGTTTGAATGAAGTTGTTTTAGAAAAAATGAATGAGTATTATTCATCTATCTATAATGATAATTTTAAAATAAAGTTAGACGAAGCCTGGTCAAATAAAGGTGGCGACAAATACACTACAGTACCACACTCACATAATAATTCTATTATTTCAGCAGTATATTATCCACAATCTACTGAAGGAGAAATATTATTTTTAAATCCAGGAGTGTCTATGACAAATAACCAAAATGCTGATATGATAGATACGCATAATAAATATACAAGTGAATACTATATTTTTCCTGCTAGAACAGGAAATTTAATAATTTTTAATTCTATATTACAACATATGGTAAGATGTAAAACGGATGAAAGAATATCAATAGCTTATAATGGTATTACTGAAAAAGCATGATGAAAATAATTGATAACTATTTAAATGAAAAAGATTTTAATTTTGTACATAACACATTAAATAGCAGAGAGTTTTTGTGGGAATGGCATAAAGTAGCAAATAGAAACTCAAAAAATCCTGGTGATGATTTTCAATTCATGCATTTTTTCTTAGAATATGGTAAGATTTTCTATATTAATGCTTCTCAAATACCTGTAACAATTGTTCAAAGGTACGCTATGGAGGAAAATAAAAAGTTTCGTATTAGTAGAGCAAAAGCAAATCTTTATATAAAGACTAGTGAACAACCTAAACAGTTAGGTTTTCATAAAGATATTGAAGATAGTGATAATCTTTTAACTATTATACTTTATTTAGAAACAAGTAATGGTTATACAGAGTTTAAAGATGGTACAAAAGTAGATAGTGTAAAAAATAGAGCAGTAATTTTTCCAGCTCATATTGAACATCAAACAGTTACACAAACTGATACATTATTTAGAACAAATATAAATGTGAATATAGAGGAAATATGTTAGACATAAAAGAATTAACAATGGAACATCACAAAGACGCTGAAAGGCAAGAGTTTGTAAAAATACTTATGTCTGGTAATATAGACCATAATCTATATGCGACATATTTGTATAATCAATTTCAATGTTATTCAGTATTAGAAAAATATGGTTTACATAATTCAT